CTAAGGGTGACGACCAGTTCGTACGGATCTATCGTAAAGGGCGCATCTATCGAATGTACCAGCGCGCTGACTTCTGCAAGCAGCACAAATTCGTCGCCGCCAATCCGCGCCAGGGTAAACTGACCGCTCAGCGGTTGGCGTGACCGCCACCAGTAGCTTATCGCCAATATCATGGCCATAAGCGTCATTAACGGCTTTAAAGCCATCCAGATCCATAAACAGTAGCGCGCAAGACGTGCCTTCCCGATTCGCTTTGCTGATGGCCTGTTCCAGACGATCCTCAAGGAGTACCCGGTTTGGTAAACGGGTGAGCGTATCATGCAGCGCCAACTGCGCCAGCGAAGAGGCAAGTAGTGCGGTACGGGCCTGAAGCCGGGCGTCAAATAAAGAAACCAGTAGAGTAATGCCCAGGATAGTCAGCGCGACCACGCTGACAAGAACAGCCAGCCAGTTGCTATCGACGCCACGATGCTCCATCGGCCAGTTTTGGGGAAAGTGTGCGGCCTTCATGCCGGCGTAATGCATGTCGGCGATAGCTATCCCCATTAATACCGCGGCGCCTGCTCGCCTCAGGGCGACATCTGTTCCCTCATGACGCAGGCGGAACGTGAGCCACAGCGCGCCGCAGGACGCCAGTAGAGCGATAATGATAGAGAGGGCAAACCACGCGCTATTCCAGACGATAATGGAAGCAAATTGCAGCGCCGCCATCCCGGTATAATGCATTGCGCTGATGCCCAGTCCCATCACCAGCGCGCCCGGCAGTAAACGGCGCAGGCGCAGTTTTTCAGCGCTGACCAGCCATAGCGCAAACAGGGAGGAGCCGATCGCGATCAGCATGGAGAGACCGGTGAGGAACGGATCGAAGCGCATGTTCATCGCGTGATCCATCGCCAGCATCCCGACAAAATGCATCGCCCAAATACCGACGCCCAGCGCGAAGCCGCCGCCCATTAGCCATATTCTGGCGTTTGATCGGGCGCTTCCGGCTACGCGTCCGGCCATATTTAATGCGGTATAGGACGCAAAAATAGCGACAGCAAATGAAACCGCCACAAGGATGTGGTTGTACTCACTAACCGGCATGTATCATTAGCTCATTGGTTATGCAGGAAAAGAAAAGGACGAGACAGTATCCCCCCTTCTTTTATCCTCAGCGTGTTTTAATTCCCTGTTTTTATAAGGGATAAAAGAAATCCGGGTGATAAATAATCATAGGTTAAATCGCCCGGTTCGCTACTCCAGATCGGTACAATTGATCAATTTGAGAGGGTTAACTGAATCCATGTTTCGGCACTTATCCTGTTCAGTTGCCATCAATTCGATCCATTGCATCAAAAGCGCATCAAAAAGAAAAATGGAGACGGCAAAAACAACCAGCCACCAATACTTACGTATCATCGTCAAACCCTGTGTATTCATGCCTATGCGTGTTGGGAATATACATGAAATTTTGACGCTGAAAAGCGGACTTACAATGCTTTTACTTCTCTGAAGATAGCGCGTTTATCCCGACATTTCGCTGCTTTTTGGACAGGTTTTGTGTTTTTCTCTTTTTGACTTTTGCAAGTTCATTTTCTGAATAATGCGAAGTGACGCTCAATCTTCTGAGCCCCATTTTTACGTACTCATTATTGAGTTCAATACCGATAAACTTACGACCTGACGCCGCTGCGACAGCGCCTGTGGTGAAACTGCCCGCGAAAGGGTCCAATACGGTATCGCTCGGGTTAGAAGAGGCCAGTATGATCCGTTTTAACAGCGCGCTGGGCTTTTGCGTAGGATGGTTTTCATATTCATCCATCAGATAACGTACGCGAGGAAATGACCAGACGTTGCCCGGCACTTTTTTCTGATTGTATGGTTGGGGCGGGTTTTTTCGATAATCGATTAGCGCGCGCTTAGCGCCCGTGGTGGTTTCGACCAGAATCGCGTCACGGTTAAAGGTATAGCTTTTCGGGTTCTTTACCATCATCAGGATCGGTTCATACATAGAACCAAAGTATTTTTTCGCCTGCACCCCGGAACTATCATAGGACCAGACGATACGGCTTTTGATGGTAAAAAGCGTTCGGCATTTGAGATCAATATACGGCATATTTTCTGTGCTATTCATGATGTACATGGTGCCGTGTTTCTTCAGTACGCGGTGGCATTCATCAATGCATTCATATAGCCAGGCCAGAAAAGACGCATTGTCCCAGGATTCCACCATACCGTCGAAATCTTTTCCGATATTATAAGGCGGATCGGCAAAAATTAAGTCAATGCTTTCAGAAGGCAGTTTTTTAAGTTCTGTTAGCGCGTCACCGTGAATAATCTTCTTCGATTCATCGCCAAAGTACTGAGGTTCACATTCCGCTTTCATGACCAAATTCCATGTGATGCGTATAAAAAAGGCGCTTCCCCATGCCGAGTAGCGCCTTTTTAAACAAGCAGTTAGCTAATCGAAATTAGTTCATGCCGTACAGTCGAATTAGGCGTCTTTATGCTTGCTGGTGTTTTTAATATATCTTTATAAATCAATGAAATAGATTAAATTGCATACTGTATGTTGTTCCAGTGTTTTTTGTTGTTTATGCTGTTATGCAACAAAATGTGGGGCACATGGTGGGGCACACGGAAAGGCTATGTAGAGATTCCGGTAGCGAACCATTTATGAATGATAACTCACGTGTGAGGGTAAAAGTAGTTGTTCCACTTGTTCCAGTTGTTCCATATATATCTTTATAAAGATAACTTATTGTTTTTATTATTATATATGTTTTCTGGCTGGAACAACTGTGGAACAACTTTTGGGGTTTTTGGAACAACTCAGCGGAGGCGGTTTGATGGCTTCAGGCATAAATAAACTGACTGACAGAAAATTACGGTCGCTGCTTGGTGTTGCCTCTGGAAAAGAGGTAAAGCTTGCCGATGGTGGTGGGTTAATGGTCAGGATAACGAAATCTGGGGTAATTAGCTGGTTCTTCAGATACAGGACTGGCGGGCGTAACTGTGAACCCCATCGGCTAACTTTGGGTAAGTACCCTGATATTAGTCTGAAGCAGGCCAGGGATCTTCGTGACCAGTGTCGTTCCTGGCTGGCTGATGGACGCGATCCCAAATTTCAGTTGAAGCTCACCAAAAGCGAAACACTGAAGCCAGTAACCGTCAGGGAGGCGCTGGAGTATTGGATAAGCGGATATGCCGAGGACAACCGCGCGAATGTTGAGAGGCATAAAGCCGAACTGAGGAAACATATTTATCCCTATATTGGTGATATGGCGCTGGCTGATTGTGAAACACGATACTGGTTACAGTGCTTTGACAGGATGAAAAAGAAGGCTCCGGTTGCTGCCGGATATGTGTTCCAGATGTGCAAGCAGGCGTTGAAGTTCTGCCGCGTCCGGCGGTACGCTATCAGTACTGCGCTGGAGGATTTAACAATTCCTGATGTAGGCAAGAAGCAGTCCAGAAGGGATCGTGTACTCAATGATAAGGAGGTCGGTGATTTATGGTCTGTGGTCACGGAAGGCCAGTGCTTTCGCCCCTACCATATCAACCTGATAAAAATCATCATGGTGTTTGGCTGCCGTAGTCAGGAGGCTCGTTTATCGGAGTGGAAAGAATGGGATCGTGATAAATGGGTCTGGACAGTACCCAAAGAACACAGCAAGGGTGGAGACAGAATTACCAGACCAGTGCCAGAGGCGATGAGACTTTACATTGAACAATTGTACGAGGAGCATCATAAGTCTGGTTTATTGTTGGGAGAAATGAAATCGCCGGAGACTGTCAGTCAGTGGGGGCGTCAGGTTTATAAAAAACTCGGTCATGAAGAAAAATGGACGTTACACGATCTGCGCCGGACACTGGCGACTCATATGAATAATATGGGAATAGCTCCGCATGTTGTTGAGCAACTGCTTGGGCACTCAATGCCCGGTGTCATGGCAATTTATAACCGCAGTCAATATTTGTCAGAGAAGCTTGATGCGCTGAATAAATGGTATGACAGACTTAATATTTTGTCTGGCGGGTTCACTAATATTGTTTTGTTGAATAGGGCTGAATAATGACTAGTTTTCTTAAATTGGGTATTTTCGAGCGAGAGGCCAAAGCCCCGGAACTAAATATTAAACAACTTGCACTACTAATGTGTGGGGTAGATCCGACAGTTAAAACTGCTGATATCCCTGAGGCGAAAGTTGAAGCTTATAATATATATTATAGACAATTGAGTCGATGGTTATCAGCATCTAAATTATTTAGAGGTGGAAACTCAACAGCCTATCCCGCAGACTATATGTTTGCTTTGGCATATCCTCTTATTGACGAAGATATTACCCCACAACCCATAAAGGACAGATGTCTTGCAGCGGTAGCTATAATTGCAAATCAAAACAAAGGTAAAGATCATCTTTATGCTATGGGAGGGGATGAGTTGCTGCAGGTAGGTATTGCACTGAAAAGCAGTAAGCGTGGCTTGCATCGTAAGGAGGATGAAAAGGAATATAATGATAAATTGATGGGGATGCTGGTCAAGCTTATAGCACATAAGATAGGCCATTCGTTTGGTACCTCCAAAAAACCAAGCATCTCAGCTATCTTAAATGAACTATATAAATTAGCTGATGAGGAAGGTATATCTAAAACTGGATTATCTAAATCAGCAATATATGAGAAAATCCGTAAGGCATTAAATTCAATTTATTATACGGAATGAATATTGTTTTCCAATATCAGTAGGTATTATTTATATTTCATGTAAAAATACTAATTGATTATATTTGTTGAAGCTTTTGTGCCTATCAGTAATTCTGTGTAACTGCCACTGTATTAAAGGTGATCGCTCAGGCGGTCACCGAACTCGATAATAAAACGACTCATTGCCAGCCGCCAGTTCTGGATCGGCATACTCCATTTTTTCGACGCATCCTTGATCGCCAGATATATAACCTTCCGCACCGAGTCATCTGTCGGGAACACTTTGCGTTTCTTAATCGCGGCACGGATCACGCTGTTCAGCGATTCGATAGCGTTCGTGGTGTAGATAGCCTTACGGATATCCGGCGGATAGCCGAAGAATGTATTAAGGTTTTCCCAGTGCGCACGCCAGCTTTTGCTGATTTGCGGATATTTATCATCCCATTCGCCCGCGAACGCATCCAGCGCCATCAGCGCCGCCTCTTCGGTCGGGGCCTGATAAACTGCTTTTAGCCCGCTGGTGACGGCTTTGTAGTCCTTCCAGGACACGTATTTCAGGCTGTTACGCACCATATGGATGATGCACAGCTGGATGTGAGTCTGCGGGTAGACGCTGTTTATCGCATCCGGGAAGCCCTTCAGACCGTCCACGCAGGCAATCAGGATGTCCTGAAGACCGCGATTTTTAAGCTCCGTCAGCACACTCAGCCAGAACTTTGCGCCTTCATTTTCGGCCAGCCACATGCCCAGTAACTCTTTCTGGCCTTCGGTGTTAATGCCCAGTGCGAGGAAGACGGCTTTGTTGATTACGCTTCCATTCTGACGGACTTTGACGACAATGCAGTCCATATAAACAATGGGATACAGCGCATCCAGCTGTCGGTTTTGCCACTCCGTGACCTGCTCTTTTACGGCATCGGTGACTTTAGATATCAGCGTGGGCGATACATCCGCGTCGTACATTTCTTTGAACGTGGCGACAATTTCGCGCGTGGTCATACCTTTGGCGTACAGAGACAAAATCTGGCTGTCCATCTGCGTAATACGCGTCTGGTTCTTCTTAATCAACTGAGGTTCAAAGGTATTTTCACGATCACGCGGCGTGTTCAGCTCAATCTCGCCGTCATCGCAAAGCAACGTTTTTGACGAGTAGCCATTGCGGGTATTAGAGCCTTTTTTGGGCGCATTTTTCTCATGCCCGAGATGGTCAGTCAGCTCAGCATTGAGTGCTGTTTCGACGGTAAGCTTCGTCAGCATCCGGGAAAACTGGTTAAGATCAGCTTCGGTTTTAAGGCCCTTAGCCAGCTCAGCAGCCAGTGCTTTGAGTTTATTTTCGTCCATAATTTGCCTGTCTCCGGTGTTGGAGTGAACATATCAAAAACAGGCAATTACACAATTTAAATTACAGTCTCAAGCTTTTGGCGATTCTATGATCGCCAAGGAGATTCAATTGTTATATTTGATGTGTATTACAGTTACACCCAACAGCACCCAACAGCACCCAACAATACCTCGCTCCATCCACGGTCCCTACTAGGTCATTACTTGCTAACTTTTTCCATCTTTGTTCATGGTTATTCATCACTGTTCATCACTGTTCATCTTTGTTATGAACAATCCAAGGTGAATCAAATCGTTAAAGAACGGTGATCTTCGGTGAGCTATTGAAATTCATGGTTTTTTCTCTCGACCTAGCCGTTGAAATTACTGGGGAAGTTGTTTTAAACAGGGGAGTGTTATCTTGATGGAATTTATATTTTTCAATGGAATTGCGTATTCTTTTAAAGGATTCCAGAATCAATGGAAATGCTGGCCGTTTATCCACTAATCTCTTCGCATAACATTGAAACAGTGGAGGCAGCATGCAAAATATAACCTTTACCCCGCCAAGTCCTGAACAGCGCCGCACCCTTTTAGAAGAGTACGGCTTTAAGTTCGACCGTCGAATCCGTGAAGAAGAATGCAGCGAGATCACCAGCCTTTCCCGTTCCAGCCGCTGGAAGATGGAACAGCAGGGGCGCTTCCCGCCGCGCTGTCATTTTGGCCGCAATAGCTGTGCCTGGCTTCTTTCTGATGTGCTTTGGTGGGTTCGCAATCCACCCTCTGTGGAAAACGTCAACAATCCATACAGCCGCAAGTCTGCTTAATTAACGACAGGTAAATAACCATGAATAAATTAAATGCCCTTACCGGGCAGGGACTCACTCAACCTGAAATCGGTCAGGCAGCTATTTCTGCACCTACTATGAGCAGTCTTGAAATGGTCGATTACATTAATGCAAATCGTAAAGCAAAAGCGGAAGCAGAGGGATTATCGTTCCCATGCAAGAAATACCGCAAGCTATCCCATAAGAACTTTATGCCGAAAGTGCTGAGGGTGTTGGGTGAAATTCAATCGGCTAAATTTTTAGCCGATTACATTGATGACAAAGGACGTACTCAGCCTTGCTACAACTTCCCTAAACGTGAAGCTTGCTTAATGGCCATGAGTTACGACTACGAGCTGCAAGCTCAAATCTTCGATTACATGACAGAACTCGAGCGTAACATTAATGGGGATCTCGTCTACACAATTCAGCAGATGGAAAATATCGTGTCAATTGCTCGAAAAGCATCTGATGAGGATTCGTCGGATGCTGGACGCCGATTACGCCAACGCCAGGATGATTTGCCTTTACTCGATAAGGCAGAAAAGCTGGTGAAGGATTTTCGCCAGTTTTCGTTTGAGCTGATTGGTGGCGGGAAAGTCGAGGTATCTGAATGAGTAACGTTACTGGCAGCACACCCTATACGCCCAAAGAAAAAGGCAACGCTGCGAACGTTGCCTTTGGGAACCAGAACGATCACTGGTCAGGACTGTCTTTTGTTTTTTTGCGCTGTCGGGCTTCCAGTTCGGCATGTGCAATATCGACTATAGCACGAATGTCGGTACCGGCTCTCTCTCCGATTTCTTCAATCTTGGCGAGCGTCTCAAGCGCCCTGTTTAGCTCGATCTGTAAGCTTTCAGGGCCAGTTGCTGTCGCTTGCCGCCGGGCTACTTCGCCGCGCATCGCTGTAACGATAAACCCAGCGTTGCTTTCATCCGGCCTTTTTAATGCTTCCATGCTATCGATTACATCGTGCGGGATGCGTATAGATATCTGTTTTGACTTGTCGTTAACGGTATTTTTGACCATGAGTGTATACCTGATGATTTGGTGTGATTCAGTATACACAAAAAATGAATCACAAAAAGGCTTGACATGTGATTCACTAGAAACTAATTTAAATCACACATCATTGTTATGGTGTGATTCACAAAGGCAACGCCCCGGAGTGCTTGGAACCACTACCGAGGCGTCTAACCACAACGTTAGTTGGAGTAACATTATGGCATGTTCACATGATACCCAAACTCGGCCTGAGAAAAAATACCGCTGGCGATTTCTTGCCCTCAAACGTTCTGATTTGGGAGCTAAACCCTGTCGTTTATCGGTCAACGTATCAACCGAACGCGAAGCACGCCGCATTCTGGCTCCCCACTTCATTCTTTCTCTGGCAGCTCGTCTGCCTGTTCATGGGGGTTGCGATAACCCAACACCTTCAAAGCATGGTCATATCACCATAGTTCAGGAGGTGGCGTATGTCTGAACTCACCAGAACTGATGCGCTTATCGAAATTGAGGCACTGGCGTGCGCGGCACAGTTTCTGACTGATACGCCAGCCAGGATTGAACTGGCAGGCGCTCTTATGTCGCAGATTGAGGAAACCGCTAAAAAAGCGCAGGAGGCCAGCGATGACTGACATTCTCGAAATTATCCGCCCACATGTTCATCTGGAGCGCCAGGGTAAAAATTACGTCGGTCTTTGCCCGTTTCATCAGGAGAAAACGCCGTCATTCACTGTTGATCCGTCAGAACAGACTTTTTGCTGTCTGGGTTGCGGTGCCCACGGTGATGCCGGGGAGTTTGCAAAACTGATGCTGATCAAAGGAGCAGGTGCGTTTCTGAATGTAAACCTTCATGTCGCCCCGAATTTCACTGGTCGCGTTGTCGTTCAGCTTAAAGAGGGGCGCCATGTATGCGATTACCCGCTGGTGAATGGTGAGCATATCGCAACGCTGCCGTCATTTCTGGAAATGGCTCGCCTGGCTGGGTGGTCTGTCACACCTGAGCAGGGGGTATGTAATGCGTAACACTAAAGTACTCGATGCTTTCAACGCACTGAACAAAATTCAGGCTCTTGCAGCCGCCGCAGGGTTCCTTACTTCCAGTGAGGAAGAAGAGGAAATGTGTTTCAGGCTGGTGGATCTCATAGAACAGATAGCCCGTGAAGCAGGGGAGGCTGACAATGGATAAGCCACGCATTTACCGCACTGATGATGATGTGTTGCTGAATCTGCAACGCTCACTGGATCTGATGAACTGCGCCATACGCATTCTCGGTTCCGGGGAGAAGAATATGCAGATGTACGTGATGTCTCTCGTTGACGTTGCAGCCCATCTGACACAGCAATCAACAAATTCTCTCGATTTGAGTGAGCAGGCAGATAACGAACATGGGGTGTGCAATGGCTGATAAAACCAACCTGATTACATCGGGTGGCGTAGTGACGCACATGGGCACTAACCAGGAGCTGGCTATTGACTCAGATACATTACTGCAAATGGTCAATGAAGCTCGCAAGGAATGCGGCGAAAAACCAGTCCGCAATAACGATTTCATTGCTCGTATCAAACACGAACTCGATGGTGAGACTTACGAAATTTTCATCGTACAAAACGTAAACAATACCACCTCCGAAAAAGCAGTTATACGCGTGAGTCAGGCTATCCGCGTTGTCGCTCGGTCGAAAGTTGTTCTTCGTTCACTGACTTGAGGAAAGAGTTATGGCTATGAAAACTGAATTAGCAACGGTGGCGGCGCGTGATTTACAGATCATTGAGTATCGCGGCCAGCGCGTAGTGACGAACGAACAACTTGCAGCAGGATACGTTACTGATGTCGCCAACATCAAAATGAACTATTCGCGCAACGCCGATCGCTTTGTAGAAGGAAAACACTTCTTCAAAGTTACCGGCGAAGAGTTAGCAAATTTGCGAGTAACTTTTAGTTACCTGCAAATTTCCAGCAAAACCCGCTCTCTTATGTTGTGGACAGAACGCGGCGCGGCGAACCACGCAAAGATGCTGGAAACCGATCAGGCGTGGGGCTACCACGAAGACCTGGTGGAATTCTACTTCACTCAGCGTGATGCGATTGCCGCGCCAGTACAACGCGAACTTTCCACAATGGAAATCCTGCAGATTGCTATGGCATCTGAACAAGGTCGCCTGGCGGCAGAAGAACGCGCCAAAAACGCAGAACGCACCAAATCACAAATCAGCCGTAAGCGCGAAGCCTCGGCACTCGGAAAGCTCAGTGCTGCAACCCGCCGTTGTCGTGATCTGGAAGAACGTCTGGGAGAAAGTGAAAAACATGCAACGATTACCCGTGTGGAGAAGGCCACGGGTAAGAAAGGGAAATACAACTATGTCCTGCTGCGACGGTGGTGCAGGGAAAACGGTATGCATCCCCGTGATGTTCCGGATGAGCGTTACGGCAGCGTTAAGTCCTGGCCCGCTGAAGCATGGCTGGCTGTTTACGGGACTGACCTGAAAAAACTGGCCGGAGGTAATGTATGAGCAATATAGAACAAATTCTTTCCCGCAGTGATTTACGGAAGGAAGATGATGAATCCCTGGACAGTATCCGCAAGCACTCCGAAGGCGCATACGAGGGGATTATGTCGGGGCTGGGGGCCATTGGTAATGCTGTGTTCTGGGCCTGTGATAATAAAAATTACACCGACGATATGGCGCGTGATGATTTGTATCGTCTGGGTGAAATGCTGATGTATTTACCCGGAATAGCTTCCGCGCTGAAATTTAATGCAGATGAGGCTGACTTCAGTATTAACGAACGAAGGCGGAAGTCAGGAAAATAATTAAGACGTAAATAAACCTTATTCATTCTGAAATTAACGGCTGTCGGGTCGGGGTAATGCTCGCCCTGATGGCAGGAGAAACCGTATTTATGACCAGGAAAACGCATAGTCTCGAAATAAACCGCAAGCATATTGCTGATGCCTTTATTAATTATTGCCGCTTGCGTAACAGCGGTTCGGTGGTTCTTAACCTGATGGTAAAAAAACAGGTTGTGGCGCTGGATAACCTGACTGTGGCCGCAGTGGAGAACTGCCTCATCCACAGTATTGAGTTGCAGTGTTTCAGTAAGCTCGGGCGTGACAGGGGACTGCCCATGCTGGTGGAAACCTACTCAGGCATGATGACCAAAGATAACAGTCGTCTGACACCGGAAGGTGTGGAGTTTATGAATGAAGTCATGACAGCAGCAATCACAGCAGCACTTGCTAATCCGAAAGATAATAATTTTGGTCTGGAGATTTATCATGCGTAATACACAATTAAATCAATTTTCGGCTGAATGTAACCAGACAGATAAATATATTCGTATAAATCTCCTGGAAGCAGAAAAAAACTTTGTGCTTTATTTCCATCGTCAACAGAACGAAAGCGACAAAATAGCTCCCGATGAAGCCATTCAGAAACTCGAAAGTGGGGTGTATGACGCCGATTTAGTTGAGGGACTGTGTCTGGTTGCAGCCCTGTGGCACGGTATGCACACCGGATGTTTTATGCTGTCAGATGAGCAAAACCTTGTGCTCTGGCGCTGGACGGTGGCTGCTGTGTATGTCTGTGAGATGCTCGATACAAACGGAGCCGTCGAAGTGAAAAATGAGCAGGGAGAACCTGAGGAGGTCGCCGTTTATAGCGGAGAGCATGGCGGTATTGTTATTTATCCGTGGTCGGAGCGTTTTTCCCTGGCAAATCATGTCGAGGGGCTGGCATATAAAATGTTTCCTGTGAATAAAGCACCGGAAATGGCATCGGCTATCTATCGAAGTATGCTCGAAATCAGCTCAGAAACAGGTATCGGTATGTCTGAAGAGGGGCTTAAAGGCCTGGCGCTTCTTCACGACAGTTTCATTGAAACGCTGAAGACGGAAGGCATTCCGGCGGCGCCAGTCGCACACTGAGGGGTTACGATGAAAAAAGCACCTAATTTTAAGCACCTGCCAGCGGATAAATTTACTGAGGCCATTATTTTTGCCGGTTCTGAGGCATACGCTCACGCTAAAGGCTGGGAAGAAGGAATGGGCAGGCAGGTGGCCTGTGACTCAACGCCTCCGGTTTATCTTGGCACGAAGCAACTCCAGGAACTGAAGAGCCTGAGAATTGTTGATGACGGGCGCAGGAGTGCCCGTGTCTATCTGGCCGGAGTTATCAGCCCGGTCATGATTAATGCAATTGCAGAAAAGCTGGCGCTGGCAGGAGTGCAGGATGCGAAATTATACAAGGGGATACCGGACAGACAGCCGGAGGACTGGCGGGACTATCTTGCACGGTTGCGTGAGCAGGCAGAACGCGGAGAGAACATGATCCTGCAGCTTCCCTCGTTCAGAAAAGTCCCTGTGGAAGAAACTGATGATGAACTTAAGCCACGAGTCGAAAGCCGTGATGATGGTGTCTTCTGGGTGACGCCGAAAGTCGATAAGGAAAGCGGCGAAATTATCAGTAACGAGAGCTGGCTGTGTTCTCCACTGGATGTTGTGAGTATTGGTAGCGACGGCAGGGATCGTTATCTGATTCTGCGCTGGCAGCCGGAGGGCGAAAAGCACCCTGTTATCCGCGCGGTTCCGCTGGCCGATATCGGCGAACGGGAGGGCTGGCGAACCCTCAAGGCCGGAGGGGTGAATGTCACTACCAAAAGTAACCTGCGGGCGATTCTGGCTGACTGGTTACAGCGAAACGGGCACGGCCAGTTATGGCAGGTTGCCCACACCACTGGCTGGCAGTGTGGTGCTTATATCATGCCGGATGGCGAAATCATCGGGAAGCCTGAACATCCGGTGCTCTTTAACGGGAGAAGTTCAGCCGCCGCCGGGTACACCGTGAAAGGGGATGTGGAAAGCTGGCGCAAAAGTGTGGCGGCTCTTGCGAACGGTAACTGGTCAATGATGACGGCTGTTGCGGCTGCGCTGGCTGTCCCATTAATCGGATTGACGGGCGCAGATGGTTTTGGCCTGCATTTCTATGAACAGTCCAGCGCGGGCAAAACCACCACTGCCAACGTTGCCTCCAGTTTGTATGGCAATCCGGATGTGTTACGCCTGACCTGGTACGGAACGGCACTGGGGCTGGCAAATGAAGCTGCGGCTCACAATGATGCTCTCATGCCGCTGGATGAAATAGGCCAGGGGGCCGATCCGGTCGAGGTCTGGAAATCAGCGTATGCGCTGTTCAACGGAACCGGAAAACTACAGGGGGCGAAGGAAGGCGGCAACCGCGAACTTAAACGCTGGCGTACAGTAGCAGTCAGTACCGGAGAGGTTGATATGGAAACCTTTGTGGCGGGGGCAGGTCGCAAGGCAAAGGCAGGACAACTGGTGCGTCTGCTCAATATTCCCATGAGCCGCGCCGTGGTTTTCCATGGGTACAAAAATGGCAAGCAACATGCTGATGCCATTAAGGATGCGTATCAGAACAACTATGGTGCCGCGGGGCGGGAGTGGATCAGGTGGCTTGCAGAACATCGGGAAGACGCCGTTGCAGCCGTCAGGACAGCGGAAGAACGATGGCGCAATCTTGTCCCGTCAGATTATGGCGAACAGGTCCACCGTGTGGCTTCCCGCTTTGCTGTTCTTGAAGCTGCATTGCTGCTCGGAAAGGTGATTACCGGATGGGATGAACAGAGTTGCCGGGATGCCATTCAGCACAGTTACAACGCGTGGATTGGTGTGTTTGGTACCGGCAATAAAGAAATTGAGCAGATTATTGAACAGGCGGTGAGCTTTCTGAGCACCTTCGGTATGCGACGGTTTGCCCCACTGCCCTATGACGAGCAAAGCCTGCCGATAAACGAGCTTGCCGGATACCGGAGCAAAGGGAATCACAGTGATGATCCTGTGCTGTTTTATGTATTACCCACCGTGTTCAGGACTGAAGTTGCAAGGGGATTCGACAGCGGTCAGTTTGCCAGCACTCTGTGTGAGGCAGGGATACTGAAAAAATCACCGAGTGATAAAGGATATCAGACGCTTACCCCCCGGCTCCGGCATATGGGGAATATCCGTCTGCGTTCGTATTTACTGGTTCAGCTTGATGAAAGTGAAGGAGCAGAACAATGACAGCACATATTGCAGCACATGGGCGGCTGGTGGTTGATGTTCAGAGCAAAACTATCAGCAACGGTAAAAGCATGGCATTTACCCGGCTGGCAGTAGCGCTTCCCTGCCGGGATACAGAAAATGGTGAACTCACTTTCTGGCTGGCAGTGACGGCTTTTGGCAGGCAGGCGGAGTACCTGCTGAAACACCAGAAGGGCGACCTGATTAGTGTTTCCGGTAATATGCAGGCCAGCCAGTGGAAGGGAAATAATGGTGTCTTGCAGACCGGCTATCAGATGGTGGCGGACTCGGTGATCAGTGCGAAAACGGTACGCCCCGGAGGTAACCGGAAGAAGGTTTCCGGCGGGCAGCCAGCGCCGCAGGATGATTTTTCGGATGACGTGCCTTTCTGATAACTGGAGGGCGGGGAAACCCGCCTGAATACCGGGTGTGCAAATGAATAAAGAAATGAAAGAGAACATTATCAGACTGAAACGCAGTGGTATGGGTTATAAAGCTATTTCGCGTGAAACGGAAATAAACATCAATACGGTAAAAAGTATCTGCCGCCGTTCAGGGTTATTCTGTGATAACCCTGAACACAGGGCGCTTTTCACGATACCGGAACCGAAATACAGCACTGAACTGGCGACGATTAAACCTCTGCCACCGCAACAGGTTATTACCGGGCATAAACAGACGGATGCTTATCTTTGGGTTCTGGAGGTTATCAAAACAGGTGAGCCTGCCCACATTGCCGCAGCGGAAACTGCGCTGTCCAGGTTGATGATTACGCCCAAAGAGGCACAGGGACGGTATACGCGATACCTGCAACAGAACGGTGCTGGCTGGACTTCAGTGTTTTCGACAATGTGGCTTGATAACCCGCAACACTTTATCAGTAAAGCAAGATTGCAGCGGGAGAAAGCCGCCAGGGTTCGTGGTGCCTTCGGTAGCCATGAGGCCGTTTTTGAACCCGTACCGGCAGAATGCCTGATTGAGTCCAGGTATGGATCTTATCGGGAGATTTACTGCGATTACATGCAGGAAGGCGACGGAGAGTTTATTTACACGGATGTGCTGCCAGCGCCTTATACCCTCAGTGATGTTGTTCGGGAATATCAGTACTGGGACTGGTTGTCGTAGATGCGAGTCGCGGCCCACAGAGAGTTGTACCCTGAAGACAATCCGTGGGAAAACTCACATCTCTGGCACAGGGAAAACTGGCTAGAGAAACAGCTGGAAAATATCAGGCCGGTTAGCCGTGGGGAGGCGCTGGACGTTCTTAAATGGTATCTGGAGAGTGAAAATTTTGCGGATATGGGCAGGCGTCAGGATGGCGTGTATCTGAACCTGATTGGCTCTCATTAGGGGGATTAGTAGCATTGCGTTTATCGCATTGAAATGGATGTATGTTGCAATAAGTGAGATAATAAATGCATCCCACTTCCGGAGGAAATCATTGTGAAGCTTGAATCTGCGCTCAGACATTTTAGTCCTCATGGTATGCACATCAGCGACAGCGTGAAAGGAACCTCTCCGGATCGTCTCACCGGTACAGATGTAATGGCGGCTATTGGTACCACCAGCAGCCGCGCGCGGTTTGGTCTGGCTGCTTTCTTCGGAAAGGCCGGGATCAGCAAAACGGATGAACAACAGGCTGTGCAGGCGCTGGCGCGTCACGCGATGGATACTGCACCGAAGAACGTGCGCAAAGCTGCAGGTGGTGAATTTGGCTGGTGTATGCTGGTACTGGCGCAGTTTGCCTTTGCTGAGTATTCCCGTTCGGCAGCTACCAGCGTGACATGTCACACCTGCAAAGGCAGCGGGCGAATTACCCGAACGCAGACAACCCGCAAAGTTTCTTACCCGTGGGGGAAAGCACCATACTGGGCCAGCCGCTCCCGCGCTGTCCGCCCGTCTGACTGGGAGAAATGGACGGAGGTAACGGAGATTGTGCCTGCTGTCTGTGAGGCTTGCGACGGTAAGGGAACGATAAGCGCCCGGTGCCGTTGCGGTGGAAAAGGGGAGGTGCTCGACCGCATTGCGACAAAAGAAAGAGGTGTGCCGGTGTTCAAAACCTGTGAACGCTGTTCCGGAAATGGTTTTTCTCCGGTACCCTCTACGGCTGCATATAAAGTGATTCTCAGGCGAGTTCCGGAATTGCATGTCAGAACATGGGCCCGCAACTGGAAACCGTTTCTTGAGGCGCTGGTGGATATTTGTCACCGGGAAGAGCGTAAGGCTGATGCGGCTTTTCAGTATGCGACCAGTTTTAGCGATGATTTCAACAAAATTTAGTATTTTCACGACACAGGGCTTGATTTTGTCCGAAACTGTCGTGTATGCTTCTAATCATGGGTACGTATATCCAAATGAAACTGATTACGAACCCTGCCGACTGGCGGGGTTTTTGTTATTCACTTTCGTTGACTCATTTCTTTTCAGCATGTAGATTTAATAAAAGTTCAATTTTGGGAATAAAGAGGCGGCTCCCAAAAAATAACCGCCAAGTTGGTCACTTCGGCTCAGGCCTGGGACTCCAACCATGTCGGCTGAGAGGTCGACACTCACCTACTGCCATTCCTTTCCGGCAATGGGTTTTTCAATTTGACAGGTTTAGTTTCGATTTCGCGAAATCCTCGAGTTTTGTCATAAAAAAACCAGATATTAAATTTCCTTTCTGTAGGCCATGTATCATAGGTCAGCGTGTCCCACCCAAGATTCTCTGCGATCTTTTCAGCTAGAGCTACTTTTGCCTCAGAGGATATCTTACCTTGATACGCGCTCATTATGGCTCCAAGGAAAAAGTCTGAGATTTGTATATTTTCAGATGACTTAGAGTCTTTGGTGACAACTGAAGTAATAAGATCTTTTACCCCATGCTGTATGAATAGCATATTATTGGCTATTACATGGAATGCTTCATCAGCCTTCTTATATCGAGAGGCAATTGGGTCCACTTCAACCCGAAAGCTGCAATCTCGCTCAGGGTGAGCACGCAAAACGTTTGAAATCTTAGTTGTCATTAGTTTTGTGAAATGCTTTCGCATGGCCAGATCATAGTCGCCGTTATGAAAACTCTTATTCACTATAGACTTCTCAACAACAATGCAATGAAACGCGAGCCATTGATGCTTAAAAAAAAGCTCGATTAAATCTATATGAAACGGAAGGTATTTTTTGGAATTGGCTTTTTGCCACTTTATTTCCTGGAAGTATCCGTGTTTTTCACGGACATTCCGGATAAGTTTTGCAAAATCACCACGGCGTTGATATTTCATCCATAGGCTACCGAAGCCATAAAAACGCTGCCCATCTATACCTGATTCATCACAGGCAACATGCCATATCATTTTTCCTGGATTATCATTTTCAGCCATACAGTAGATGCCACATGGTTACAGTGAAGCATAATATTTAATCACACATGTAACGTATTGATAAAGATCGTTTTATGCTTGGCTGTGTGGCTACGCTTGTGTATGCTCCAATCCTCGGCCCTTTAGCTCAGTTGGTTAGAACGTGCGACTCATAATCACCCGGTCGCTGGTTCAAGTCCAGCAAGGGCCACTTACCGCCACTAGCTCATCGGGATAGAGCATCAACCTTCTAAGTTGACGGTGCGAGGTTCGAGCCCTCGGTGGCGGACCATGCGGTCATCGTATAATGGCTATTACCTCAGCCTTCCAAGCTGATGATGCGGGTTCGATTCCCGCTGACCGCTCCAGACATGCTGGTTTAGCTCCAATGGTAGAGCGGTCGCCTTGTAAGCGAATGGGTAGCGGTTCAAGTCCGTTAACCAGCACCATAACTGAGCCGTAGCCGCTGGCTATCCTGACTTCATCAGTGATAGTTATGCTGCGGCCTTCTATACATGACCTTCGTGAAAGCGGGTGGCAAGAGGCTGCGCTAACAACCTCCTGCCGTTTTGCCCGTGCATATCGGTCACGAACAAATCTGATTACTAAACACAGTAGCCTGGATTTGTTCTATCAGTAATCGACCTTATTCCTAATTAAATAGAGCAAATCCCCTCAATGAAGGGGTGGAGCATGTACCGTATGGACAAAATCAGAGAATGGTTCAGTTACAGCTTCGGAGGACTGACTGCGATGGGTGGCATTCTCTCCCTGAATGACTGGGCTGTCATCATTGGTATTCTTTGTACTGTCGGCACATTTGGTATCAACTGGTACTACAAGCGCAAAGAGCGCGAGGACAGATTGAATGGCAATGTCACCGGCACTACGAAATAGCGTAATAGCGGCGATAAGTGGAGGGGCTATTGCTATAGCGTCTGTGCTCATCACTGGTCCGAGTGGTGACGATGGCCTGGAAGGTGTCAGCTACATACCATACAAAGATATCGTTGGCGTATGGACTGTATGTCACGGACACACCGGAAAAGACATCATGCTCGGTAAAACGTATACCGAAGCAGAATGCAAAGCCCTCCTGAATAAAGACCTTGCCACGGTCGCCAGACAAATTAACCCGTACATCAAAGTCGATATACCGGAAACAACGCGCGGCGCTCTTTACTCGTTCGTTTACAACGTGGGCGCTGGCAATTTCAGAACATCGACGCTTCTTCGCAAAATAAACCAGGGCGATATCAAAGGCGCATGTGATCAGCTACGGCGCTGGACATACGCTGGCGGTAAGCAATGGAAAGGGCTGATGACTCGCCGTGAGATTGAGCGTGAAGTCTGTTTGTGGGGGCAACAATGAGCAGAGTAACCGCAATTATCTCCGCTCTGGTTATCTGCATCATCGTCTGCCTGTCATGGGCTGTTAATCATTATCGTGATAACGCCATCGCCTACAAAGACCAGCGTGATAAAAAAGTCAGCGAGCTGAAGCTGGCGATCGCCACCATTACTGACATGCAGCAGCGCCAGCGTGATGCTGATGCACTCGATGCTAAATACACGAAGGAATTAGCTGATGCGAAAGCTGAAAATGATGCTCTTCGGCGCAAGCTTGATAATGGTGGTCGGGTGCTCGTCAAAGGCAAATGTCCTGTGTCATCCTCAGCCGAAACCTCCAGCGCCTCCGGCATGGGCAATGATGCCACCGTCGAACTCTCTCCAGTTGCTGGACGAAACGTTCTCGGTATCCGGGACGGAATCATCAGCGATCAGGAAAAACTGAAGTATTTGCAGGAGTACATCCGGACGCAGTGCAAATAAAAAATTCCCGCAGGACGGTTACGGTTCCGGCCTGCGGGGTGTCATAAAGAGCACAAAATGTCCTATAAGGGGATATACGGACGTATGTCACATACCATGGTACTGAAGAAAAAGATCTCATGTATCAACGCAGCGTAACCAGACGTTAAAAACTGGCACACCTCATGAAAATAACCCAGTATTGACAGGATATAATGCTGCCTTTGTAGTCGAATGATTAAACAATTCTCTATTTATAAGAATAACTGCCATCATCGTTGATATATCAATGTGGTTAAAATAAAACAAACTACTCTTGTTTTACCTCTGCCAGCCAATACCAGTATAAGGCAAGGGTTGCCAGTTATCCGGTTAAGTATAACTCTTCCAGGTGGCTCCTGAGAGTTGTGTTTAATCTGTTAACTTACAGTAATCAAAGGCCGCATATTCTTGCGGCCTTTTTTATACCTTATCAATTGATAATTACTATCATTTTCGTGGGTCCTCCTGGCGATTCTGAACACCGAGGGGGCGAGGACACGCGGAAAACGGCTGGTTTTTTGCATTTTATCGGCATCATCATCATTCCCTTAACTTGTTGATATTTCAGTCGTGAGATTATTCACGATGTCGAAATGGTTAAATATTGTTCATCATCATGGATAACGAACTGAAAAACCTTCGCCTCAATATCAATCAGCTGGCAGCGGTGACCAATCTTCATCGTCAGACGATCTCCAGCAAGCTGAATAACATTGAGCCTGCTCCTGGCAGTAATTCTCGTCTCAAGCTTTATTCTGTAGTGGATATTCTCAGGGAACTGCTGGGCCGTACCACGGCACCCGAGCTGGTGGATATCGATAAGATGTTGCCGCCGGACCGTAAGGCGTGGTTTCAGTCTGAACGCGAGAGGCTTAAATTCCAGCAGGAAACAGGTGAGTTAATCCCGGCATCGACAGTTACCCGAGAATTTTCATCGATGGCGAAAGCCGTCGTTCAGGTGCTGGAAACGCTGCCGGATATTCTTGAACGTGATTGTGCGATGACGCCTGCAGCTGTCGTTCGGGTGCAAAAAGTCATCGATGACCTGCGGGATCAGATAGCCCTGAAGGTTGAGCAGGCAGATACGCCGGAACAGGAGGACAGTTCGCCAGAAGAGGAGTAAGCCATGCGACAGGCCACGGCGGCGGCGCTAAGAAAAAACACTGCCGGGATCATCAGAGCACCGCGTCGAATGCCTGTAGCCGAAGCCGTGCATAAATATATGCGTGTTCCGGTCGGCGTGGGTAACTCCGTTGAGTGGGATCCTAATCTTGCCCCTTATGTTGTGGAACCGATGAACTGCCTGGCATCACGCGAATATGATGCTGTCATCTTTGTTGGCCCTGCCCGAACGGGTAAAACCATTGGTCTGATTGATGGCTGGGTGGTGTACAACGTTGTCTGTGATCCGTCTGACATGCTCATCATTCAGATGACGGAAGAAAAAGCACGCGAACACTCAAAAAAACGTCTGGCCCGAACATTTCGTGTCAGCCCGGAGGTGGCATGCCGGCTGAGTCCTTCACGCAATGACAACAACGTGCATGACCGGACTTTTCTTGCCGGGAACTACCTGAAGATAGGCTGGCCGTCTGTCAACATCATGTCCTCCTCAGATTTTAAGTGTGTGGCGCTGACGGATTACGATCGCTTCCCGGAAGATATCGACGGGGAAGGGGATGGATTTTCGCTTGCTTCAAAACGTACCACCACCTTTATGTCGGCGGGGATGACGCTGGTCGAGAGTTCACCGGGCAGGGAAATCACCAATACGAAGTGGCGGAGAAAGTCACCTCACGAAGCCCCTCCCACGACCGGGATCCTTTCATTATATAACCGCGGCGATCGCCGTCGCTGGTACTGGCCATGTCCACATTGTGGGGAATATTTCCAACCGGCCATGGAGGCGATGACAGGCTACCGGGAAACGTCTGACCCGGTAAAAGCCAGTGAAGCGGCACATATTGATTGTCCGCATTGTAGCGGCATGATTACCGCCGACAGGAAGCGGGAACTGAACGGAAAGGGTGTCTGGTTGCGAGAGGGACAGGCTATCGACCGTGAGGGCAACATCACCGGAGAAGCCCGACGCTCGCGCATTGCCTCGTTCTGGATGGAGGGACCAGCGGCGGCATACCAGACATGGGCGCAACTGGTTTACAAATTACTGACGGCGGAACAGGACTATGAGGCCACCGGCAGCGAAGAAACGCTCAGGACGGTAATTAATACTGACTGGGGGCTTCCGTATCTTCCCCGTGCAGCCAGTGAGCAGCGACGTGCTGACGTGCTGATGCTGCGGGCAGAAGACTATGGCAAAAGGCTTGTGCCGCCGAAAGTCCGTTTTCTTCTGGCGTCGGTGGATGTGCAGGGGGGGAAGAAGCGCCGTTTTGTCGTCCAGATCATCGGGTACGGTGAAAACGGCGAACGCTGGCTGGTGGACCGCTATAACATCCGCCAGTCCCTGCGTTGTGATGAAAATGGTGAGGCACAGCAGGTGCATCCCGGATCCTATCCGGAAGACTGGCAACTGCTCATCACGGATGTCCTCGAAAAAACCTATGCGCTGCAGTCAGACCCCTCGCGACGGATGCCCATTCTTGCAATGGCTGTCGACAGCGGCGGGGAAGATGGGGTAACGGATAACGCCTATAAATTCTGGCGCCAGTGTCGTCGTGACGGTCTGGGTAAACGGGTTTACCTGATAAAAGGTGACAGCACCCGACGCCAGAAAATCATTACCAAAACGCACCCTGACAACACAGGCCGAAGCGATCGCCGGGCGGATGCGCGTGGTGAGGTTCCGGTTTATCTGTTGCAGACAGACCTGCTGAAAGATCAGCTCAGTAACAACCTTGAACGTGAAACACCCGGTGCCGGGTATATCCATTTTCCTGACTGGCTGGGGGAGTGGTTCTACGAAGAACTGACCTACGAAGAACGTGGCACGGACGGAAAATGGCGCAAGCCCGGGAAAGGCAATAACGAAGCCTTTGACCTTTTCTGTTATGCCCACGCCGTCGCTGTCCTGCGTGGTTATGAAAAAATCCGGGACTGGGAACAGCCCCCGGCATGGGCAGCCGCTCAGGAGAATAATTCAAACATCATTGACGGGGAGCGCCCCAGGGAGGTTGCTGTGAAAAAAGCGGTACCTGTACGTTCGTCTCCTGTTTCTGTAACTGAACAGTCCAGCCCGCTTTCTGGTGGCTGGCTGGGTGTCAGTGACAACGGAGGCTGGCTGTGACGAAATCAGAAATTCAGCAGATGCTGGTAACAGTACGCCAGGCATACCGTGATTCCCTGGATGGGAAAAGTGTGTCTTTTACGGGCGTAAATGGTCGCGCCATAACTAACCATGATCCCGTGGCGCTTCGCAGAGAGCTGGAATACTGGGAAAAACGCTGGGTTGCCGTGAACCGTCGCGGTGGATCTTTCAAACTCGCCAGATTTAACTAAGGTCTTTCATGGGTATTTTCGACAGAGCACTTGGTGCAATTGCGCCAGGGCGGGCAGTCGCGCGCGCCAGAAACAAAATGCTGTTGCAGGCATACGATGCGGCACAGCCTTCCCGGCTTAATAAAACGAAGCGCGAGAGCCGCGCAGCTGACACTGCTGTTGGTGTTGCAGGGGTATCACTGCGCGAGCAGGCGCGGGCGCTGGATGAAGACCATGACATTGTAATTGGTCTGCTGGATAAGCTTGAGGAGCGGGTGATTGGCGCCCAGGGGATTCAGGTTGAACCACAGCCACTGGGGATGGACGGAAAACTGCATGAAGAATTTGCGGCAAAGATTTCCGCGCTCTGGTCGGAATGGTCAGTTCGCCCGGAAGTGACCGGGATGTTTACCCGCCCGGAAGCGGAACGGCTGGCGCTGCGTTCCGCGTTGCGTGATGGTGAAATTTTTACCCAGCTTGTGAGAGGGCCGGTTGCTGGTCTGACTCACTCGACCAGCGTGCCGTTTTCTCTGGAATTGCTCGAGGCTGACTTTGTGCCGATGAACCTGAACAGCACCTCGGGGCAGCAGATCCGTCAGGGCATTATTGTGAATGACTGGGGCCGTCCGACAGGCTACCGGGTTTATAAATTCCATCCGGCCAACATGACGCGTTTTAGTGCAGAACTGAAAACTGTTGCTGCTGAGAATATGCTGCATCTCGCGCAGCGAAAACGTCTCCATCAGTTACGCGGGGTGAGTCTGTTACACGGCGTGATCCGCCGCCTTGGCGATATTAAGGATTACGAAGAGAGTGAACGCGTGGCCGCAAGAATCGCTGCTGCGCTGGGCTTTTATATCAAGAGAGGTGATGCCGCTACTTTCCCTCAGGAAGACGACTGGAAGCCGTCAGAAAATAAATACCGCTATTTTGATATCGCACCCGGGATGATTTTTGACGATCTGGCGCCGGGCGAAGATCTGGGCATGGTGGAATCAAATCGTCCGAATGTCCATCTTCATGAGTTTCGTAACGGGCAATTACGTGCTGTTGCCGCCGGAAGCCGGGGAAGCTATTCCAGTATTGCCCGTGACTACAATGGCACATACAGCGCCCAGCGTCAGGAACTGGTGGAAAGCTATGAAGGCTATAACGTACTGCAGCAATGGTTTGTTGGCCAGCACAGTCGCCCGGTATACCGCTCCTGGCTGGCGATGGCGCTGTTAACGACAGATATCCCACCGGATGTGGATCGAACAACCCTCTTTAACGCGACCTATCTTGGCCCAGTGATGCCGTGGATTGACCCTGTAAAAGAGGCAATGGCCTGGCGGGGAATTGTGCGCGGTGGTGCGGGAACTGAAGCGGAATGGATCCGCGCCCGTGGGCAATCCCCCCAGGAGGTGAAGCGCCAGCGTATGCGTGAAACCGAATTCAACCGAGAAAACGGGCTGGTGTTCGACTCAGATGCCGCCAACGATAAAGGAGTGCTACCTGATGCAGCAAATGATAAGCCCGCCCCGTCGCGGGACGATGATTAACCCCCGCGCCAGTATGGCTGGTATCGATGCCGCAAACGGTCAGTGCTGGTATGAGATACGCGCACTGGCTGCCGGGCGTGTGGAAATATTTCTCTATGACGTGATCGGCGGCTGGGGGATTACCGCTCAGCAGTTCGTCTCCGACTGTAAGGAAGCCGGGGTGTTTGAGGCCAGCGCCGTCGATCTGCATATCCACAGCCCGGGCGGCGACGTGATGCAGGGATTTGCCATCTTTAACACCTTATCCCGTCTGAAGGCGAAGCTGGATATCTGGGTGGATGGCGTGGCTGCCAGTATGGCCTCAATGATTGTCTGCCTGCCCGGCGCCACGGTGCATATGCCGGAAAACGCCTGGCTGATGGTGCACAAGCCGTGGGGTGGTATCGCCGGGGATTCCGATGATATGCGTGACTACGCTGCCTGGCTTGACCGTAATGAAGCGCTGATGCTCAGTGCCTATATGAACAAGACCGGGCTGGAGCAGGAAGAACTGGAGGCCATGCTGAAAGCTGAAACCTGGCTTAATGGCGCGGAGGCGGTGGAAAAAGGTTTCGCTGACACGCTTGAACCAGAACTGCAGGCCGCGGCCTGTGTGAATCAAAATAAACTGAAGGATTACCAGAATATGCCAGAACAGATTAACAACCTTTTTGGGCCGCGCGCCGAAGCCCCTGCAAGTCAGCCGCAGCCCGCACAAAGCCCGGCTCCGCAGGCCGCACATACCCCATCGGCACCGCAACCCGTCCAGCAATCGCAGGCAGGAAATATCGACATTACGGCGCTGGCCGCCCAGCTACAGCAGCAGATGCAGGCGGCGAATACTGAACGAGTAAGCGCAGTTTCCGCTGTGTTTGATGCATTTCCTGCTTTTGGCACGCTGAAAGCGGAATGCATCACGGATATTTCCTGCACAGCGGAACAGGCCCGCACCAAATTGCTCAATGCGCTGGCGGCAGGGACTACCCCGAGTGCCGGTCCGGGTGCAGTTCACATCCATGCGGGTAACGGGAATATTGTTGGTGATTCCATTCGTGCGGCGGTGATGAACCGTGCGGGCTATGCGCAGGCGGAAAAAGATAACGCCTACAACGGGTATACCCTGCGCGAACTGGCCCGCGCCTCGCTGGTGGATCGTGGTATCGGTATTTCTGGTGTCGGTACCGCACAGGCGATGGTTGGGCTGGCGTTCACCCACAGCAGCAGCGATTTCGGCAATATCCTGATGGATGTGGCGCATAAGGCGGCATTGCTTGGCTGGGATGAGGCCAGCGAAACATTCGAACAGTGGACCCGTAAAGGCACACTGAGCGATTTCAAAACCGCACACCGCGTTGGCCTGGAGTCACTGGCATCGCTGCGTAAGGTTCGCGCCGGGGCGGAATATAAATATGTCACCATTAAAGATCGTGGTGAGCCGATTGCACTGGCCACCTATGGTGAGCTTTTCAGCATTGACCGTCAGACTATCATCAACGACGACCTGGATACGCTGACGCGTATCCCGCAGGCAATGGGGCTTGCTGCGCGAGCTACTGTAGGCGATCTGGTCTGGGCTGTACTGACCAGCAACCCGAAAATGTCGGACGGTAAGCCATTGTTCCACGCCGATCATGGCAACCTTGTTGCAGCCGATCTGAGTATTGAAGGGCTGGATACTGCACGTAAGGCAATGCTGTTGCAAAAATCCGGAGATCGTCGTCTGAATATTCGTCCGGCCTACATGCTGACGCCAGTGGCAATTGAGTCACGGGCAAACCAGCTGATTAAGTCCGCCAGCGTACCGGGCGCAGACGCGAACAGCGGGATCGTTAACCCGATCCAGAACTTTGTGACAGTGGCTTCTGAGGCCCGCCTGGATGACAGCAGCCCGACGGATTTTTACCTGACTGCTGCGCAGGGGCGCGACACCATTGAAGTGGCCTATCTGGACGGTATCGACACGCCATATCTGGAACAGCAGCAGGGCTTTACTGTGGACGGTGCCGCATTCAAGGTGCGCATTGATGCGGGTGTGGCCCCGCTTGACTGGCGCGGGCTGGTTAAAGTCACCAAAAAATAACGACCGCCGCCTGGCGGTTTTTTTATCCCTGAAGGCGGCGCTGGTCGCCTTTTCCTTTTATGGAGAAAAAACATGGCGAATAACTATCAGCAGGACGGTACCACACTGGATTATCACAATGCGGGTGTTGATGCCGTTTCATCCGGTGCGCTGGTGGCGGTCGGCGGAATTGCCGGGGTGGCACACAACGATATTCCTGCTGGCGAGTGGGGAACACTGCATATGGCCGGTGTTTTTGTGCTGCCTAAAGCGGCAGAAGAAATTGTGGCAGGCCAGAAACTGTATCTGGCTGGCGGCAAGCTGACGGTGGCAAAAGGCGATGATGCAACGCCAAATTCGGTTGTTGGTTCCGCCTGGGGAGCAGCTGAGGCGGATGATGCTGATGTTGCTGTCCGCCTGGGGTTCTGATGAGCCGGTTCCGGGAGCGTTTGGCTAAAGCAGATGCCCGGATTAACCGGGTGTTTGCCGAAGAAGTCCCTGCATGCCTGCAAACGGGTGAAGGCCCGCGTCTGGTGACCGTGATTTTTGAATCACCGGATGCGCTGTCGGGTGTACCGGGCGGCGGGGAAATTCAGAACCATTCCCCGGCGTTCAGTGCAATGACTGCGGATATTTCCGGTCTCGAAAAACATGACGGTGTGGTTATCAATACCATCCCTTACCGGGTGACACATATCGGCGCGGATGAAGAAGGGCGGACCCGCGTCACGCTGGTATATGGGGAACCCGGCAAAACACAGCCTCAGATCGATAAATGGAGCTGATATGGCGCGGGAGTCTCGACTGCGGCGGGATTTACCCGTCGATATTGATGTGGATGTTATCTGGCGAATTGCGGACAGTATCGGTGCGACGCAAAAACAGTTCCGTGCAGCATACTCGCGCGCGCTCAGGCGTACTGCCGCCACGCTGCGAAAGAAAGCGATGGCGGATCTGAAAGACGGGCTGGCCCCACGCAGTATGGATCTGGTCCGGCGCCGTCTGCTGTCTTTTCGTCTGGACAGGGGATCGCAACTGGATAACTTCCGGCTCTGGTTCGGGCTGAATACCATTAAGGTGAAAGACCTTAAAGGACGAATTAACGGGCGGCTGCGACCGCACCATACCCGGCGTGACCGCAACACGGGGCGTTTTATTAAAGCGCGCCGCCAGGCAGAAAACGCCGGATTTTCCCCGAAAGGTAATCTGCTGAGCGAACGGTCGTTTGAAAACGGGGAGGTGTCCCGTTCAAAACGGGATAATCGCCGGACGGTGGTTATTCGCGATCCCCTGACCCGCCGGACACGCGAAGCAGAAATGGATATCTACGAACCGATGCTGAACTACATCGAGGACAACGCATTTGCGGAAGCGATGGAGATTTTTATGCATCACTTTGAAACCGACATTCGCGGGCGCGTAAAAGCCCGTATTTCTGTCTGAGGTAACGAACGATGGCCGAGCCACTGTTGCTGGGGCAGTATCACGATGCTGTGACTGACGCATTAAAAAAAATCGGATGGGTGCGTGATGCCGGTGCGTATCCGGAAAGAAATGTTCCCCGCTTTTCGGGCTTGACCACGCCCGCGGTGTATTTCTCGATTAACAGCTGGGAACAGGGCGGAGGTAATGAGGGGCAACTGAGCGTTAATTTAACCTGTGATCTCTTCGTGGTGGTGGATGCCGCCGGATCGGGTGTGAGTCAGCCTGAGATTTTTGTCAGAACCGCTGCGGCCGATATTACCCAGTGGATTGACGGGCAGCAGTTTGGTCTGGGCCATATTGAGCCTGCGGTATTCACCACGGCTGAACGTGATGAGTTTGATCCGCGAATGGATGATTATCTGGTCTGGCGTATTTCATTCACCCAGGCGGCTGCATTTGGTACTGACCCCTTTGCAAACAATGGCATGCCTCTGCAGCAGGCCTGGCTGGGTGCTGCACCTGATACGGGCCGTAATCACGTGGATGACTATCGGCTTATCTGGGAGGCTCAGCCCGATGAGTGATATAGCAGGCGACCTGCAGCGCAGACTGGCGAACCTTGTCCGGCGCGGTGTTATCCACTCCGTCAGGCACGATCGCATCCCAAAATGCCGGGTGGATTTGGGGGACATCATCACGACCTGGCTGCCGTTGTGCCAGGGGTTTTCAGGAACTAACCGTGCTGATTCAAATCCTTATGCCGTGGGGGATGCGGTTACGGTCCTGTCCGAAGCCGGAGAACTCAACAACGGACGGGTGTTTCCCGGCTGGAACACAGGAAAGCTGCCGGTGCCGGAAGGAAGTGACAGCGAGCACATTACCCGTTACAGCGACGGGACCGAGATCCGTTATGACAGGAACGCGCATGCCCTGACGATTACGCTGGCTGATGGTGGAACCTACAAAATTGTCGGTAAAGGCACGCTGGATGGTCCGGTTGAAATTACGGATACCCTGACAGTTCAGGGCAAAACCTGGATTAATGCTGACACGTCGGTTGCAGGGAATATCGGGGCGTCTAAGGAGATAACGGATAAATCCGGCAGCATGAGCAAGATACGTGAAGTCTTTAACAACCACGATCACCGCGGCGACAGCGGCGGGCTCACCGATAAACCTAATCAGAAAATGTGACCTGCTGCGGCAGGTTTTTTTATGCCTGGAGAAAAAACATGTCTCAGTTACATGGCGTTGAAACTATTGAACTCACCTCGGGTACGGTGGCGGTTACCACGATTCAGACCGCCATTATCGGCCTGGTGGGAACAGCACCTGATGCGTCGGGGGGAACAGCCGCATCGGGATCATCTGGTACACCCATTCTCGATAACGTTATCGACTTCACTGCAACCATTAAGGGGCGGGAAGGCAATGTTATCAATGTCGCTGCGCTGGCCGGACAGCCGACAGCCGAAAATCCTGCTGCGGTTGTGACGTCAGCAAGCTGGGAGCCTGAATCGCTGACACTGAAAATCACGCTGGGTTGTGATGAGCACGGTGTTATCACGGCTAAACCCGGAGACGTTGCTGAGGCTGTCGGTGGTGTTGATGGCGCAAAAGTCAGTGCGAGTGGGCGCGGTGACGGGATTGTCCAGCCCTTCAGCCTGCAATTAGCGGGGGGGGAAGATGAACCCTTTCCACTCAATACGCCGGTGGCGGTCGTCGGCATCACGCTGTTATCCCGCCTGGGTGAAAAAGGTACGCTGAAACAGGCACTGACAGACATTAACGATCAGCGTAATGCGCTGACGGTGGTGGTGCGTGTGGCAGATGAAAACGATGTGGCAAAACGACGCGCTGCGGTACTGAAGGGGATTGGCACCCTGTCATCAGCGAAATCTGTTACCACGTACCAGCCGCGTATTGTGATTGCACCGGGATTCAGTGAGGACGATGCGGTTGGTAAGGGGCTGGAAACCGTGGCCGGGAAACTGCGCGCCGTTGCATATGTTGACTGCGCCTCCGGTGCGACGCTGCAGGAAGTGGTACAGCGTCGCCAGTCCTATGGCGCACGAACCGAACTTTTGCGCCCGCGGGTCCAGGCGAGCGATGCAGATGGCCAACTGGTTTATCGTCCTTATTCTGCGTTTGCTGCCGGGTTACGCGCCCGCATCGACTTTGAAAAAGGTTGGTGGTGGAGCAAATCGAACCAGGACATCAACAACATCCTCGGTGTTGAGCAGATCGATGAATTTATCCTCGGGGATGAGAACTGTGATGCAAACCTGCTCAACATGCAGAACGTGTCCACCATTATCCGCCGGGCGGGTTTTAAACACTGGGGGAACCGTCTGTGTGCAACCAATCCTCAGTGGCGTTTTGAATCTGTCCGCCGTACTGCTGATGTTATTGAGGACAGTATTCAGGAAACCATGCTGGAGTATGTTGACCGCCCACTGGACCGGGAAAATGCGGATGACATTATCGGTACTATCAATGCCTATATGCGGCAACTGGTCGGTCTTGGCGCCATATTCGGTGGGCGGGCCTGGCTGGATGAAGAACTGAACACAGCGGAAACCATGGCGTCGGGTGTCCTGTACATCAACTATGACTTTGGTCCGAAATCGCCGACTGAACTTATCAGCCTGCGCGTCCGGGTGAACAATAACTATGCGCTTGAGGAGATGCTTGCAGCATGAGCGATAAAAACACATTACGCGTCTGGACCTTCTTCCGGCAGGGGATCCGTATTCAGGGGGCGCATGAATTTACGCCGCCGTCACTGGCTATTGTTAAAACAGATTTGCGTACCGGCGCACAGGATGCGCCCACCCCGGTAGATGACGGCATGGAAGCACTGACCTGCCAGGTTAAATTTTATGGGATAGATACGGATATGCTGGCCAGCTTTGGTTTTGTCAGCGGCAGCCGTTCACGCTTTACGGCTTATCAGGGTTATCTAGGCAACGGCACTGCGCGCGGTACGGTTGAGGAAATTGAGGGGTTTGTACAGACCGTCACGCCGGATGCGCGGGGTAAGGACACGCTTTCCGAAAATGCCGTGACGGTTGATATTGCAGTCAGCTACTACCGTCAGTCACTGGACGGGCGCGAACTGTTTGCCATCGATACAGAGCGTTTCGCCCGCCGGGTCAATGGCATTGATGTGCTTTCTGGCCTGGCTGCCAAAGTGCGCCTCTGATTTTACTGTTATCCCACCACTGTGACGGCCTGCGGGCCGTTTTTTTATGGAGCACATTATGAGCTTTCCTGGTGAAACCCGCGTTATAAAACTGTATTCCCCCGTATCACTTGATAGCGGGGTTGTGATCGATGAGGTCACCATGCGTGAACCACTGGTTCGCGATCGCATCACTCATGCCAAAGACCGCGGCAACGAAGAAGAGAAAGAAGCCCGCATGATTGCGCTGCTGTGCAATCTCAGTGAACAGGATCTCTGGCTGATGACGGCGGCAGATTACTCACAGCTGCTGGATGCCTTTAACGTTTTTATGCTCCCGCCCGCGAAGCGACCGAAGGCGGGCTCCTCCGGGCAATAAGATTTCTGGGGCGGCGACTGCATTTTCCGATGGCGGAATACCTCGATATGCCGTTCAGCACTTTCTCTGATTTTTTGACAGACGAACTGGAGACGATAAACCGTGGGCGGAATAAGCCAGAACCTTAAGGCCGTCATTACCTTTGGCGGAAACCTGGATAATTCATGGAAACGATCTGCAGATGGTCTGCAAAAAAGCCTGAAAGATGTCGGAAAGCAGTCTGAACGACTGACAAAAGACCAGACCAGACTGGCAGCAGAAATCAAACGCGCCAAACTGGCCGGTGAAAGCCTGGGAGATTTGAAGCGCCGCTATACCGATGTTTCCAGGGAAATCCGCAAAACGGAGGCGGAGCAGCAGAAACTGAATGTACAGATGCAAAAAGCACAGCGCATTCAGGCGTTCAAGGGTGCCGGTAAAGGTCTGTTCCGGCGCGGTCTGGGGATCGCCGGGCAGGTTGGCGGGATGTTTGGATCCGGGCTGGCTATTGGCGGGGGCGGAGTAGTGGCTTCAGCACTTGGCACACTGATAGCGCCAGCTGCCACCAATGCTGAAACGGCAACCCGCACTAATGTCGCAAAAAGTTACGGCGTGGACGTGGCCACGTTTAATGCCTGGGATTCTCTGGCGAAACAGTACGACATGAATGCGGAAAACATTGGCGATCTCTTTGAAGAGTATCTGCACAAATCCGGGGAGTATAAACAGAACGGTAACCAGGGCTCGCTGCAGGATGCGTTTGAAACGCTCGGTTTCAAAGCGGGGGATTTTGCCGGGCTCAGCGATATGGCGCAGTTCGACAAAATTGTTGAACGGGCGCTCAGCCTTCAGGACGAATCCAAAGCCTCCTTTGCACTGGATTCTCTTTTTGGTGGGGAAGCGAGCAAACTGCTGATGCTTATCAAGCAGTCTGGCCGGAGCTACCGCGACCTGATGGACGAACAGCGGCGCTACAACCTTGTGACCAAAGAGGGGGCTGATGGGGCGGTTGCGGGTAATCAGGCTATCAATAATCTCCGCACTGTTTTCTCTTCTGCGGTCGCCGAAATTTCCGGGCAACTGGGAAATGAACTGGCGCCGGATATCCGTAACCTGACGAATGATCTTGCCGACTGGTTCAAAGGTGGCGGGATCAAGCGCATTGTGACTTTCCTGCGAAACGACCTTTATCCTGGCGTTCTGTCGTTCGGGCAGGGGGTGATTTTTGTCGGGAAAATTATTTACGCGCTGGCTAAAAAACTGTCCTGGTTGCTGCCGGATGACCGAAATGACCAGCGTGACGTCCTAAAAACGCTTGCGGCAAATGGGGTAGAAAGAGCACGTTTCAGGGCAAACCAGAATGGGCAGGGGGAATGGTTTGAGCAACAGCTGAAAGAGCGTCCTGATCTGCCGCAAGAGGTTAAACACTCCTGGGAATCCACCCGGGGACTGTTTGGCTTTGATTCTGACGATGAGACATTTAACAACTCGCTTGATAAATACCTGTCACCGGAAGGCGGCGATTCGCTTTTAAACTGGAATGCGGCGCTACAGCAAAACAAGGACCATGTAGCGCAAACCGTTAAAGAGGACCCGGAAAGCAGTGCCGGAGTCTGGGACAAATATCCAAACGATTCCCTTCTTCCCGCCGGGAAGCAGGACCGACATGTTACTGCAACAGATAGATCATCTGCTGAGCCTGTGATTTTGAAAGACGAGAGCACGGGCGGTTACTGGGAAAGTCTGCTTCAAAAAATGGATGTACTGGATAAGCAGCCGCCATCACGGCAGATAACCGATAACCGCAAATTTGAATACCACTTCGAAATTAATGCTGCGTCGGGACAGGATGAGAAAGCCATTGCCGATGAAGTGACCACGGTGACGAAATACAATTCCGCCTTTAATGGTGATAACAGCCTTCTGGATGGGGGACTTGTCTGGTGAGTGAAATTATCCCGATATTTGAAGATTCCGGCCAGCGTGGTGCAGGCGCATTACGGGGTGGGCAGGAAGCCCGCGTGATGATGATGCTGGGGAGTTTCGCCTTTTCGATTGATACAGCGGCTTATCATCAGCTTACCCGTGAGGCCAGCTGGCGCTGGAGTGAACAGGAACGTATCGGCAAACAGGACCTTCTTCAGTACACCGGAAAGCCCGGGCGTACCGTCAGGCTTGAAGGGCAGTCTCACGCCTTTTTCCGTAAAGGGGTGGAAGGGGTTAATGATTTATTTGATCTTGCCGATCAGACGAAACCCCAGCAGCTTGTCAGCGGAGAAGGCGATGTGCTGGGGTGGTGGGTGGTGACCGACTTTTCAGACACGACAAGTAAGTTTTTACCGGGTGGCGGTCACCGAAACAAAAACTGGACGATGACGCTAAAACACTATGCCGACGATCTATCAAACCCGTGACGGAGATGTACTGGATGCAATCTGTGCCGTGCATTACGGTACTGAAAATCTTTCAGACTCGGTGACTCAGGTGCTTGAAGCCAATCAGGGGCTGGCGGATCAGGGGACTGTGTATCCTTCCGGCCTGTACATCACACTACCGGATCTGGTGACGCCCGTAGCGGAATCGCCATTCAGTTTATGGGATTGATATGGCAGATCAGACAGCGATGCCGGAATATGCACCGGCTTTCAGTATACAGGCCGAAGGGAAAGATATAACCCGGGTGCTGCAACAGTGCCTGAGTGAACTGACCCTGACGGATTATGGTGGGGCAACAGCGAAAGCCGATGAACTGAAAATCAGCCTCATCTCTGAAACGCTGGCGCTTCCCACTAAAGGTGCCCGGCTTCGGGTTGCTCTGGGATTCAATGATCAGCTGATCGATAAAGGCTGGTTTGTTGTCAGTGGTGTCTCCAGCAGCGGCCCGCCAAGGCGTATCGAACTTTATGCGACCGCTGCGCCGATGAACGCCCAGAAACAACCCGGAGATGTGACAAGCCAGAAAACCCGGAGCTGGGATAACCTTCGCCTTGCCGATATTGTCAAAACAGTGGCCACCGATAACGGGCTTATTCCCCGCGTGGCCGACGTGCTGAAAGATATTCATATCAGCCATATCGATCAGGTGGCGGAATCCGATGCCAACCTGCTAGCAAGGCTTGCGCGTGACTACAACGCAGTGAGCAAACCATCGGGAGGCTACTGGCTTTTTTTGCAACAGGGAGCCACGGCAACGGCATCAGGGAAACAGACTGGCGGGATCACCATTACACCGGATGAAGTATCAAACTGGTCCTACAGTGAAGGTGAGCGGGGGAGTTCGACGGGGAAAGCTACGGGGAGCGGAGGAAAAGCCAAAGAGAAAATCGGCGTGCGTTATTATGACGAGGAGGATGGTACGACAAAAACCTCTTCCGTTGAGCATGATGGCCCGGCGATGACCAATCCCTATACCCAGTCGGAGAAAACCACCGCCGAGCAACAGGCAAACTCCAGGAAAACACAGGCGAAGCGTAACGAGCAGAAAATGACGCTCACGGGGCCATGTCGCCCTAAGCATGTTCCGCTGACAGCAGAAGCGGGTGTGACGACTTCCGGTTTTGGCACCCGTGAGGATCGGGCCTGGGTGGTTGAGTCTCTGGTCTTTTCTCTGACGTCAGCAGGATTCAGCTACACCTACAACCTTGTCGTGGATATTCGTAAACCTGCAGCGGCTTCGAAAAAATCAGAAAAGCAGGACAAAACAGGCCCGTCCTACTTCGGTTAACCCTTACGCCATCCGGCGACTCAGCAACGGAATTTAATCATGAACGGTGTAAACAACCGGACCGGAAAACGCCTGTCCGGCGTCGCCCATTTGCGCCAGTCCGTCAGCGACATACTGACTACTCCCATCGGGAGCCGGGTTCTTGTCCGTGACTATGGCAGTGATCTGTTTTCGCTGGTGGATAACCCACGGGATGATTTGACCCGTCTACAAATAATCGCCGCGTCTGCGACCGCACTGGCCCGGTGGGAAACGCGGCTGAAGGTAACACGTGTGCTTGTTTCCTTTCCTGAAGGGGAGTCCGGCTGTGTGCTTGATATCGAGGGGATCAACAAGGAAACCAATTTACCTGTCAGAACGGGAGACATAACGATTTATGGCAAGCAGCTATGACGTGATCAACCTGTCCGAACTGGACGTACCGGATGCCATTGTGGTGCCGGATGCGACTGAAATCTTCACCCGGTGGCTGGCTCGGCTGCGGGAACTTGATAAGCAGTTTGATGCGCTGGTGGAATCCGATCCGACATTTAAACAGGGGGAGGTGAATGCCTACCAGCTGACGCTGGCTTTTCAGCGGGTTAATGATGCCGTGCGGGCGGTATTTCTCGCGAGTGCAAAAGATACTGACCTTGACCAGATAGGCGCCGCATTTAATGTTAAACGGCAGGTGATTAAGCCCGGCGATCCGCTTGCCATTCCGCCAGTGGAGCCTGAACTGGAAGACGATTCGGCATTTCGCGAACGTATCCAGCTTTCATGGGCGCAGCTGAATACAGCAGGCGCGCGTAACTCATACCGCTTTCATGCGAAGTCTGCCGATACGGATGTGCTGGATGCTGATGCCTATGGGCCGGAAACCCATAACCGTCCCGGCTACGTTGATGTCTATGTCCTGTCCCGTACCGGGGATGGGACAGCGGGACAGCCCCTGCTTGATAAGGTTACCAGCACACTGAATGCGGATGAAATCCGCCCGTTAACTGACTATGTGACGGTAAAAAGTGCCACGATTGCAAACTATGCCGTTACGGCGGAGCTGGAAATTCCGGAAGGACCGGACGCCAGTACGGTGCTGAATAATGCCATTGATGTTTTACGGTCATACACCACGCTTTCCCATCGGATTAAAACCGTCCTCCCGCTGTCCGCCATTTATGCCTCGCTGCAGCAATCCGGTGTGGTACGGGTAAGGCTGATTTCTCCGGTGGCAGATCTGGAAGCGGAAGCGGGTAAAGCTCCGTGGTGTACCGCCATTAATGTCACCCGCAAGGAGGTCAGCAGCAATGACGGCTAAGTTTCGATCTCTGCTGCCTCCTGGCGCATTTCATGAAGAGCGGGCGCAGGAGCAGGCCAGCGCTGAGCAGATCGCCACCCTCGATACCAGTATGGTGCGCAAGTCTAAAAATCCTGACACCTGTCCGGCGCATCTTCTCCCCTGGCTGGCCTGGGAGCATGCCGTTGATTTCTGGGATGACGGCTGGACAGAGGCGCAGAAACGGCAGGTGATAAAAGATGCCGCTTATGTTCATCAGCACAGGGGAACGGCCGGGGCGGTACGCCGTTCTCTCGGCTCAGTAAGCCTGCCAACGACCGTAGTTGAGTGGTGGGAAGACACCCCGCGTGCTGAACCTTACACCTTCCGGATCGAAGTACAGAGCAGTGAGGGGATTAGTGACGCTCTCTATCATCAGATCCGCCAGCTTACCGAGCGGGCCAAGAACCTGCGTAGCTATCTGAGCAAAATCGATGTGATAGCGAATGTGGGTATGGACGGGGATTTTTATATTTCGGGTGCGATAACAGCGCATATCGATGTGGACATTTTTACTGGGGAATCTCATGGCTGATTACTACTCAATTATCACTAACCGGGGTAAAGAACTGGAGGCAGAGGCGCTTGCCAGTGGTCGCCTTATTGTATTGACTCACTTTGTGGTAGGTGACAGTAATGGCAAGCAGGTCAGGCCAGATCCGGCACAAATCCGGTTGATCAATGAAACGTACCGGGGCGATATTGCTGAGCTGGTGGTGTCCCCGGAACAGTCCACGCAGTTAATGGCGAAAATCGTTCTGCCGACCGGGATTGGTGGATTTACCGTTCGTGAAGTCGGCTTAATGACTGACGCCGGGGATCTTTACGCGGTGGCAAACTGTCCATCGATCGATAAGCCTGTTGGTGGTGTCAGCGTTAATATGCAGTTTCGCCTGGCGGTGTCAGATACCTCAAATATCACGCTGAATGTTGCAACCGGCGACGGGTTATTCCTGCGCATTGACCAGAACCTGAAAGAGATAAAATCGCGGGGCGCGGAAGCACAAAAAACATCGCGTGAGTCCATTGGTGTCCTTGATGGCACGACACAACAAAGAGGGCTGGTTCAACTTAGCAGTTCGGTGAACAGCACCAGTGAAACGCAGGCTGCCACCCCTGCGGCAGTTAAGATCGTAATGGATAATGCGAATGCGCGACTGGCTAAAGACCGGAACGGCGCGGATATACCAAATGTCGCATTATTTCTACAAAACCTTGGTTTAGGCGAAACGATAAATCGTGCCGCCGATGCGCTACAAAAATCACAGAATGGCGGGGATATTCCTGACAAGGGGTTATTTGCACAGAATATCGGGGCGGCGCTGGCATTTAGTGGCGGGATTCATATCGGAGGTGACAGCAATCCGTGGACTACGGCAGAATTTATCGCCTGGCTGGAGTCGCAGGGCGCATTTAATCATCGGTACTGGATGTGTCGGGGCTCATGGAGCTACGCCGACAACAAAACCATCACGGATACTGGCTGTGGCAATATCTGTCTGGCCGGTGCAGTTGTTGAGGTGATGGGATTTCGTGGTGCTACGACAATACGCGTCACTACCCCCACAACAACATCAGGAGGAGGGGTTGCCAGCGCTCAGTTTACGTATATCGATAACGGCGGTGATTACTCTCCTGGCTGGCGACGCGATTTCAACACCATAAATAAACCTACTGCCGGTGATGTAGGTGCATTACCTGTTACCGGTGGGCGACTAAATGGCCCGTTAGGCATTGGTACTGACAATGGTCTGGGCGGTAATTCGATTGTGCTCGGTGATAACGATACCGGGTTTAAACAGGATGGCGACGGCATTCTGGGTATTTACGCCAATAATGCCCGGGTCGGTTATATCGACAATTCCGGGCTACACATGTCAGTAGATATTTTCACTAATGGTGGCATACGAGCAGGTGACGGGAAACGGCTTTCACTGACGAGTAATAATAACTCGACAATGACAGCAACGTTTAATTTATGGGGCGACGTAAACAGGCCCACAGTAATTGAACTGGACGACGATCAGGGATGGCAGTTCTACAGCCAGCGAAATACAGATGGCAGTATTTCGTTCAGAGTAAATGGTCAGATGGAACCGAATAGCTATTCCAACTTTGACAGCCGTTACGTGCAGGATATCAGGCTGGGTAGCCTGCAATATGGACAGGTATGGAACGGTCCGGGGTTCAGTGACACGTCTGGTTACGTAATAACCGGTATCATTAATGGCAATAGTGATGAACTGATTGATGGAGCGCACAGACGCCCAATACAGAAATTAATTGGCAACCAGTGGTATAACGTGGTGAGTATTTAATTATGATGCATCTAAAAAATATCGTAGCCGGTAATCCAAAAACGCCTGACCAGTACCAACTCACTAAAAAATTTGGTGTGGTGTGGTTGTTTGATGAAGATGGTAAAAACTGGTATGAGGAACAGAAGAAATTTTCTGCCGACTCGTTAAAAATTGCCTACGATAAAAATAATATTATTGTGGATATTAACAAAGATGTTTCGGCAATAAATCCTGAAGGGTGCAGCGTTGTTGAGTTACCAGATATCACAGCTAATCGCCGGGCGGATGTATCAGGACGCTGGATATTTAATGGTGAGCAGGTGAGTAAACGTGTTTATTCGCCGGAGGAGCTACGCCAGCAGGCAGAAGCGAAAAAGGTCAAACTGCTCGAAGAGGCCGAGACCGTTATTACACCACTTGCGCGCGCAGTAAAGCTGGGTATCGCAACCGATGAGGAACGGCAACGATTGAAGGTCTGGGAGCAATACAGCGTTCTGGTCAGTCGGGTGGATACATCTGACCCTGACTGGCCTGATGTGCCTGTAAGCCAGTGATATGACGTTGTGAAAAAACAGGTTAGAGTCAATAAAATACACTAGCCTGAAGTAATAAATGAGTGATGGTCAGACGGCGAAATTCTGTCTGGGGTTATTTCCTTTTTGAACACATTATATCTTCCCATTCGCATCTTGGTTTTCTTTAAGAACTGATACTGCTGTTTGTAATAATTCTTTATTATCCAGCCATGCCTTGGCCTTTATATTCCCTTCGATATAATCAAGCAATATCCTGGTATTGATAGGCCTGCCCTGTTTCGCCACCTCCACTACTGCATCACCCAGGATAATACGAACTTTAGGAAGTTGAGAGGGGAACCATTTTAGGGTATCTTTTGATTTCATTAAGAAATGTTCCTCAAAATATTGTTAATTTTTTGATAGTAAGGTAGAGACATTAATTCAGGAAATGTTTGTTTTTACTCATCAATTTTGTCTGGATTATTTGATATGCCTATTCCTACTTTGATTACAGCATAGCTAAAAATACTGAATATGATAAGCAGGGAAATTATTATCAGTGTATTGTCCAT